CATCACGGTAGGTGGTGACATGCAAGACCACTGGGCAGAGTTCGTTGTCAAAGGTTGGACAGCCGGTGAAGAAAGCTTTGTTATAGATGCTTTTGAGGTTCACGGCGACCCATCCGTACCACTTTTCTGGGACCAACTAGAAAAGCCGCTACGCAAGCAATACAAAAAAGCTAATGGCCAAGTGATGAACTGGGCAATCGGTTGCTTTGACTCAGGCGGTCACTATACCGATGAGGTTTACAAGTTCACCAAACGCTTCGGTGTAATGCGCTTGTTCCCTTGCAAGGGTGCAAGCCAATATGGCAAGCCAATAGCGACGAAGCCTAAGAAGAAAAATTCTCACGGTGTCTACTTGGTTATGGTAGGTACCGATAACGCCAAAGACATAATATCGGAAAGATTGGGAATTGTTCCCGCTGAACCCGGCTTAAGAAAGCCAGGGTGCATTCATTTCCCAATGAAAGAGTGGTGCAACCTTTCTTTCTTCAAGCAGTTACTGGCTGAGTACAAAAAGCCGTTTTTTGTTAACGGCCAGAAAAGTTATAAGTGGCACTGCCCAGATGGTGTGAGAAACGAAAAGCTAGATTGTGAAGTTTATAATTTAGCCGCGCTACGGGTAGCACAGCAATATTTAGCCCTTGATTTGGATTCCCTTGCAGCGATACCAGCTGAAGCCCAGCCAGAAGAATCAAGCTCCAGCAGCATGGCAGATTTAGGAAAACTACTTAATGGCAGCTAATGAAGTAAAACAGCTTGAAGAAGCGCAGTTGGCAAAGCATAAACTTGTAACGGGCGCGCGAGTTGTAAAAATTAACAAGGGCGGCATGTCAGTTGAGTATACCAGTGCCAACCTTTATGAGCTCAATGCTTATATAGCAGAGCTGGAATTAAAGGTTAACGGTAATCACCGCCGCCGCGCCCCAGTAGGTTTTAGATTCTAATGAAAAATGTTCAAATATTAGATCACAAAGGTCAACCAATGACCGAATCTTACAAGGGCGCCGCTCATGGTTTTGGTGGTCAGTTAACAGACTGGAACCCCACGCTTCAATCAGCCGATGCCGCTTTATTGCCCAACCTCCAAATGGGTAACGCGCGCGCCGATGATCTTGTTAAGAACCACGGCTTTGCAAATGGTGCTGTGCAAATGCACGTTGATAACGTGGTGGGTTCGCTATTTCGCTTAAGCTATAAGCCACAATGGAGAACACTTGGCATTCAGGAAGCAGACGCCCGCGCTTTAGCCGTAGATGTAGAAGCTGCATTTAAAGAGCATGCTGAAGATAACGTAGGTTGTTACTTGGATGCAGAGCGTAAGCGCACATTCACCATGATGGTTCGTGAAGTTGTTGCAACCCACGTTAATCTAGGCGAAGCGATGGCTGCAGCTGAATGGATCCGCCGCCCTGGTTCTTTGTTTAAAACTGCTATTAAGATGGTTTCACCCAAACGTGTTTCAAACCCAAATGGTGTGGCAGATAACCAGTTTTTGCGTGGTGGTGTAGAACAAGACCGCCATAGCAGCGCAGTTGCTTACCATGTTCTTAACCCTCGTTATGGCATGGGTGCATCGTTAAACGGCTATGGTTATGGCGAATGGACCCGTGTTCCTAGAGAAACCCGCTGGGGTCGCCAGCAGTTTATTCATGTATTTGAACCGCGTGAAGATGGGCAAACGCGAGGGGCAAACCAGTTCCTTTCTGTTATGGAACAGCTTTTCATGATTGATAAGCTGCAATTAACAAAGCTTCAAAACGCCATCATTAACGCAATGTATGCCGCTGTAATTGAGTCGGACCTTGATTCAGAAACTGCGAATCAAATGATACTAGGCGCAGGGCAGGGTAATGATAACCCTGCAATAAAAGGGTTATCTGCCATGATGGCAATGACTGGCCAGTATCACCAAGGCGCTAACGTTAAAATGAATGGCGCTAAAATTCCGCACCTGTTCCCTGGCGAATCACTTAACTTAAAAACACCGGGTCATGCAGATAATGGTTTTGCAGACTTAGAAGCGTCAATACTTCGATATACCGCTGCAGGTATGGGCGTAAGTTATGAGCAATTAGCGCGAGATTACTCAAAAGTAAATTACTCAAGCGCCCGGGCATCGATGATGGAAAGCTGGCGCTATTTCATGGGTCGCAGAAAAGTAATCGCCTCTAGCTTCGCATCCCGCGTTTTTGCTTTATGGCTAGAAGAAGCAGTAAGCCGAAATATTATCACCTTGCCGCGAAAAGCTAAGTACAACTTCTATGAACGTAAAGCAGCATGGTGTAACGCTGAGTGGATTGGTTCTGGCCGACTAGCAATAGATGGTCTGAAAGAAGTTAAAGAAGCGGTTCTAAGAATCGAATCTGGCCTTTCTACTTACGAAAAAGAGTTGGCAACAATGGGTGAGGATTACCAAGAGATATTCAGCCAACAAATTCGTGAAACCGAAGAGCGAAAAGCGGCGGGTTTACCCCCGCCTAGCTGGGTTCAAGTTAACCAGTTCGCCAGCAATGAATCAGAAGGAGAGGCCGCGTAAGCGGTTTTTTTATGCCTATGTTAGAACAACTCGCCAATCAGTTTTTGGCTATGAATGCTAAGTCAGCTAGAAACCTTGTTGGCTCTCTGTCTCGCCTTCAGAAAGGTGGTTTTTCAATCACTGATGATCAAGGTGCTGTTGATGCTACCGAAAAGCCGCGCATAAGCACCGCGTCTTTGGGGTATGGTATGAGCGGCCGAAACTACGACTCAAAGCCTTTCCACTTTATTGATGGCATAGCCATTATCCCCGTGATGGGAACACTAGTTCATAAGCTTAGCTATTCAAGTTCATGGGCTACCGGCTACAACGTTATTGTTGGCATGTTTGATGCCGCAAACGCCGACCCTGATGTAGAGGGCATATTGCTTGCCATTAATTCGCCGGGCGGAACAGTTGCAGGTTGCTTTGACGCTACTGACCACATTGCACAAAACAAAGGTGATAAACCTGTTTGGGCAATTTATGACGATATGGCTTGTAGTGGCGCTATGTGTATTGCCAGCGTTGCAGACAAACGTTTAACAACACAAACAGCCATTAGTGGTTCGGTTGGTGTTGTTCAGATACATGCCAGCTATGAAGAAATGCTTGCTGAATCAGGCTTAGCGGTCACGCTAATCTATTCCGGTTCTCACAAGGTTGATGGCAATCCTTATAAAAACCTGCCCGAATCCGTTTATGAAGATTTCAAAACCCAGTGCGATGAATTGCGCCAACAGTTTGCCGAAAAGGTAGCAACGAACATTGGTTTACCTATTGAAACCGTTCTTGAAACAGAAGCGCAGACATATACCGGGCAAGCAGCTGTAGATGCAGGCCTAGCTGATGAGTTGGTTAACTCGCACAACATCATTTCACATTTTAAACAACATCTGTCCTCACCGGACAGTTCAACACTACGGAGCGTCACAATGAGTGAACAATCTACTTCGGTGGCAACTGAGTCGGTAACTGCCGGTGAAGAAGCCCAAGCTGCTACGCCAGCTACCGCTACAACTGAAAATACGGTAGACCATCAAGCACGTTGTAAAGCCATTATCACGGCTGAAGCTGCAGAAGGTCGAAAAGACTTAGCCCACCACTTGGCTTTTGACACTGATATGTCAGTAGAGCAAGCGCTGGGTGTTTTAGCTAAGGCCCCACAACAATCAGCTAGCGCTCAACAGGGTAATGCGCTTGATGTTGCGATGGCAAATACTGAGCAACCAAATATCGCGACTGTTGCTGAAGACTCTGAACCTTCAGAGGCAGAACAGTTCGTTCAATCTTACAAAACTGCTACCGGAGCAAAGTAAATGACTACTGAATCTTACAACTATGATCATCCTGTCTCTGGCAGTGATGAAATCGCTACTACTAGCGTAACTATCGCGTCTGGTCAGAACCTGCCAGCAAATACCCCGCTTGGTCAAGTTACCGCTACTGGTAAGTTCGTTGAATGTAACCCTTCAGCGACTAACGGTAGCCAAACAGCGGTTTACCTTACTGCACAAGCTGTTGATGCGTCAGCTGGTGACACACAATCGCAGGTAATTAAGTCGGGAACGTTCGACCCTGAGCAATTGAACTGGCATGCAAACTTTGATGCCACTAAAAAATTAACTGCTTTTGTAGGCACACCAATCAGCCTACAAAAACAATCAGCCGTTTTATAAGGAGCGCGCACAATGTTTACCCCTCTAGCAACTAGCACAATGCTTTCAATTGTTTCTACAATGGGCAAATTTGACCCGTTCTTTCTACGTCTGTTTTTCGGCAGCGTTGTAACTTCGCCAGATGAAAGCATCCACTTTGATAAAATCCATGACGATGTAGTTATGGCGCCGTTCGTATCACCTATGATTGCTGGCAAGGTGCACAAAGAAAAAGGTGGAGAACTTAAAAAATTCACGCCTGCTTATGTTAAACCAAAGCATGCAGTGAAACCTTCGAATAACCTGAAACGCCGCCCTGGCGAATCTTATTTGGGTGAACTAACGCCTGCGCAGCGAAGACAAGCAACCGTTGTAGAGTTGCTTGAACGCCAAGATAAAGCAATTACCGCTCGTGAAGAGTGGATGGCGGCACAAGCCGTGCTTACTGGTTCTGTTACCGTTGACGGTGAAGACTACGAAAAGCAAGTAGTTGATTTTGGCCGGAATCCTGAAAACAGCATCACTCTAGCAGCGGGCGCTAAATGGGATGTAGTAGACCCTGAAACTTACGATCCAACCGATGACATTACCAACTGGGCAGAAAATGCTACGGGCAACATTAATACCATCGTTATGGGCAAAACGGCTTGGGCTAAGTTCTACTCGTTCAAGTCTGTAAAAGACAACTTAGACACTCGCCGTGGCAGTTCTTCAGAAATGGAAACGGCAACTAAAGACCTTGGTATGGCAGTTAGCTTTAAAGGTTACTTTGGTGATGTGGCGATTTGGGTTTACACAGGCCAGTACATCGATGCTGAAACGGGCAACAAAGAATACTATATGCCAGTAGGTAAAATTCTTTTGGGTAACTCATCTTATGAGGGTATTCGCTGCTATGGCGCAATCCAAGATGTTCGCGCTAACGACGAAGGCATTGTTTCAGCTTCTCGCTATCCGAAAAACTGGATGCAAGAAGATCCATCGGTAGAGTACATCATGACGCAATCAGCGCCCCTAATGGTTACGCCTGATCCAAACGCGTTTGTTGATGTAACAGTCCTTTAATTTTCAATGTGGCGGGTTTAACCCGCCTAAAGGTTATTTATGACAGCTCAAACAGCAAAGCAAAAAGCGGCAAATGCAGCTTCATCTAAAGATACTGATAATGCAGAGTCGAAAGTTTCAAATGAAAATAAGGTTGAAGTTTACCTTTCTAAAACTGTTCAGTTTGTACCAGGTGCAGAACCTCTCAAGCCCGGCTCACACTCTCTTATTGAATCGGTAGCGAAAGGACTAATTGAAGACGGTTTGGCCGTTAGTAAAGAGTCTACGAACAGCGAAGAAGACGGCGAAGAGTAGTTTAGATGTTTAATTTCAAAGAGGCTCTAGCTTCGCTAGGTGATGAGTGCCTTGAACACTTCGGTGAGCCAATTTTTATAAATGGCGTCGAAGTTAGGGCTATCTTTGATGATGAAACATTCGAAGAAGAAGCGGGTCTTTTTAGGAAGACTACGCTCTCTGTTAAAAAAGAAGATATGGTCCGCTTTAAAAAAGGTGATGCTATTGTGGTTCGTAACCGTAGTTACGTTGTCACTTATATACCGGATATTGATGAACCGTTAGTGGACTTGGAGTTAAAGAGTGCATAAAACTATTGTTATCCGTGATGCAATTATCTCGTCACTTGAACCTCTGGTAGCAAATGACACTGTAAAAGAGATAACAAGGGGAGCTCGCCACTCTCATGATTACCCATCGATAAGCGTATTAATTGGCCCCGATGATGTGGCTAGTAAAAATAGTGCGTTTATCAATTGGGAATTAACTGTCTATACAGATATAACGATCAGTTCAACCGATGAAGATGTGGATGCGTTATCGCAAAATGTGAGAAAGGAAATTCACAAAGCGCTAATGGCAGATTATACGCTTGGTTTAGATTTCGTTACTGAAATCGACCCCATTGGTCAGCAGGAACCAAAGCGTTCCGATGACTCTGACTTATACAACAGTGTGACTAGTGTTGCATGGCTTGTTAAATACAGAACCAGTGTTGCAGACCCTAGTTTGTAACATCTTAATTATTGGCGTATATTTAAACTCCACTTTATTCAGGGAAGAAGGTTAATGAAATTTATATCAATACTATTATTGTCTATAGCATTGGCAGGCTGTTATTCAGTTGGAAAGCCAATAGATACGGCAAAAGCTAATCATTTTATAAAGGGCGAAACTACTGAGCGCGAGGTATTAGCTGCTCTTGGTAAGCCTATTACTGTAACAAACAATTCTGAGGGCGAGCGCATGCTTGCTTACTCTTATGCTAACACCGATGTGAAAGCATCTACCTATATACCGGTTGTTGGTTTGTTTACAGGTGGTGCTACTAGCACCGTTCAATATCTAATAGTGACCCTAGACGAAACTGGGGTTGTTAAGGATTGGCAAACGTCCGAGACTGTAGCCAGCACAAATTAATATAGACCCGCTTCGGCGGGTTTTTTATTGCCCGTAATTCACCCGCCACTGAGCGGGTTTTTTTGTAGGTGAAGACATGAAAAAGCGCGAATTCAGAACACGTAAAGGCGGTAGCACTAAGGCACCGGCTCCAAAGAAGCAAAGTAAAGAGGACTGAGCATGCTTACTACTAAAGAGGCCATTGCCTTAA